CTGAATTAACATAATCTTAGGGAATAGTGCATTTGAATTGTGGCGATAATTAGAGAACTCACTAGCCCTAATGGGTGGCCGGCTAGTGAGGATCGCACAACATTAGGCATTGAATCTTTTAATGTACCAGGCACAAAAATAAAATTTGCTTGTTGTAAAGCGGTTGCACCATTACTTGTTAATTTTGCCAAAGAATTTCATGAGTTAATTGAACCGATTGATCAAGGCCAACTAGATGATTGGGGTTATGCCTTCCGCATGACCAGGGGATCAGATCGTATTTTAAGCAATCATTCATCCGGCACTGCCATAGACTTAAATGCAATTAAACATCCTTTGGGCAAGTCAAACACATTTGACAAGCATCAGCGTAATACAATTAACCTATTGATAACTAAATATGGATTAAATTGGGGCGGTAATTACAAAAAACGCAAGGATGAAATGCATTTTGAGATAGCATTAACCAGGCATGAAGTACAAGAAAAAATTAAAGAGTTAGGATTAAAATGAAATTAGATAAAAAGAAAAAAGAAATTCTAAAATCATATTTAAGAAGTGTTGCCGCCGCAACTGTTACAACTGCATTGGCTTTAGTTGCAGATGTACGCCCTGAATTGGCAATTTTGGCAGGTGCGGTGGTTGCGCCTTTAATGCGTTATCTTGATCCTAAAGATAATAAATTTGGCATTAACAGTTAATGAGCGTGAATGATTGGGCGGCCTTAGCAGTATCTACGGTCACCATTTTGGGAGCATTAGTAGCCACTGTTCGGTGGTTAGTAAAACATTATCTAAGTGAGTTAAAACCGGATAATAATGGCCGTCATAACCTAGAAGGTAGGGTTGCCCGTATAGAGGAAAAATTAGACACGCTTTATCAAATATTGATTTCAAAGAATTAAGTCAGCCTAATCCCCTACCCTATGGCCATGAAGATGTGCGTGGTTGTACCTAGTAGGGGTAGGCCTGAAAATGCAGACCGCCTGGCTAAAGCCTTTATAGATACCAACGCTGATGCGGATCTTTATTTTGTTGTAGATAATGATGATCCAAAATGGAATGAGTATGCTAAAAATGAAACTCTTAAATTATTGCCAGCAGATAATAAAACGGGTGGTTGTGCCGCTTCTCTTAATACCGGTGCAGTTATGCTTTTGGATATTCTTAACTATCCTTTATATGATTATTTTGTTTTCATGGGTGATGATCACCTTCCTAGAACCCAAAAGTGGGATCAAGCATTTATTGAAGCGTTAAAACATGATGCCGGTATCGCCTATGGCAATGATTTATTACAGGGTGAAAACTTGCCTACTGCTTACGCAACTAGCCGTGAAGTAGTTAATGAACTCAGGGGTATGACATTCCCAGGATGCATACATTTATTCTTTGATAATTTTGTAAAGCAATTAGGTATTGATTTAGGATGCTTAAAGTATTTACCTAATGTAATCATTGAACATCTACATCCAGTGGCAGGTAAGGCCGATATGGATGAAGGATATGCCAGGGTTAATCAACCGAAATGGTATGAAGAAGATTTATTGACATTACAAAAATATTTAAGATCACAAGAATATGCTGATTTGGTATATAAATTAAAATGAACATTTTAATTACTGGATCACATGGATTTGTTGGGCGTGCATTTAGGCGTGCGTTACCTGGCGCAAATCTAACTTTAGTAGATCTGAAAAATGGAGTTGATTGCCGTAAATTTTTTCAATTAGAAAAAAAACAATATGATTTAGTAATACATCTAGCCGCCGTGGTTGGTGGCCGGATGTTAATTGAGAATGAACCGTTAGCCTTAGCGGTTGATCTAGCCATTGATGCTGAATTTGCATCCTGGGCAATGAGAACTAAACAACCCTATCTTGTTTATTTTTCATCATCAGCCGCTTATCCCATTGAACTACAAACACTATCTAAAAAACGCAAGTTAAAAGAAAAAGATATTAACTTCAATAAAATAGGCAAACCTGATATGACCTATGGTTGGTCAAAATTAACCGGTGAAATGCTTATGAATTATTTGCGTGAAGATGGTACAAAAGTTTTAACATTAAGACCTTTTAGTGGATATGGGACAGATCAAGATCTTGATTATCCTTTTCCTTCTATCATTGAACGGGCAATTATGAACGCCAACCCTTTTAATATTTGGGGCAAGGCAACTACAACTAGAGATTTCATACATATTGATGACATAGTAGAAGCGGTACTGACTATGGTGCAAAACAACTGCAATCAAACTATAAATTTATGTACCGGCAGGGCTACCACATTTTTAGATCTAGCCACAATCGCACTAAAAATTTTGGGTCATGAGCGAACCCATAGAAAAAATTTTAAGATATTAACCGATAAGCCAGCCGGGGTTGCCTATCGCGTGGGTGATCCAACCATGATGAGCGATTACTACACGCCAAAAATTAGCCTAGAAGAAGGCGTTGAGCGTGCTATCCGCGGCATTGTATGATCTAAAATTGGATTACTATGGCTACTAAAAAAACTAATAAAAACACCAGGCGTAGAAGGCGCACGCCGGGTAAGGCTGATGCATTAAATAAATTAGAAAATCATTACATCACCTTAAATGAAATGTACCGTGCGGCTAAAGCGGCAGGTTTTAGTAGTGAAGTTGCATTTTGGTTAATTACAGAGCCAGGTGCATCAATGCCTGATTGGGTCAATCCAACAAAACCACATGAGATCATTCCCCGTATTGATCCAACTGATGATGAGGATGAAGATTAAGCGCGATAAATCATTTAACGCAACCTACCTGGTGGTCAGTGATCTACAAGTACCATTTCACTTTATAGAAGCGGCCAATAATCTAAAAAAATTAGTTAATACATTTAAGTTTGATTTGGTATTAAATGTTGGGGATGAAATGGACTTCAACACCATTAGCCGCTTCTCAGAAGGTAAGGCTGAATCTTTTTTACAAACACTACATGAAGATAGAACTACCTGCCAAAATTTGTTATATGACCTAAAAACAGATGTGGTTAGTAGATCAAATCATTCAGATCGCTTGTACAAAGCCATAGGCCGAATCCCAGGATTGATGGCGTTGCCTGAGTTGCAATATGCCAAATTTATGAATTTTGATGATTTAGGAATTTACTATGCAAAACAACCTTATGCCATCCCTGGCACTAACTTTGTGCTTTGTCATGGGGATGAAGGCACAATCTCTAGGGCTGGCGGCGGTACTGCCTTGAACATAGCAAAAAGGTGGGGCAAAAGTACTATTACTGGGCATACGCATAGGATGGGTTACCAATGCCATTCAGAAGCCTTTAATGGCCGATTAGAGCGTGTTTTAGTAGGGGTTGAGTGTGGTCATACCTGTGACATGAAAAAGATGGCTTATTTGGGCATCAGGGGCTATGCAAACTGGCAAGCCGGGGCGGTCATCATACATATTAGGCGTGGCAATGTGAGCGTGGAGATGATTCCATTCAATATTGATGGATCTTTTGTGGCTATGGGTAAGGCCTTTGGGTGAGGTAGATCACACAACACACCCTGGCTTTTAATTGCATTTGTCAGTGGGGTAGTGTTTAATTCCATTTGTAAAAGCAATTAACCGGAAGGGGTTAAAAGTGAAATTAGTAGCAACAAAAGAAAAAGTACAAATTCAATGGTTTGCAGTTTTACATGACGGTTCAAAAATGCGTAACAACAAGGGATTTGTTCACAATGCTTGGGATGTAACTTGCTCATGTGGTTGGGAATCAAAAACCGGTGGCGCAATTAAATCTTGTGTAAAAGATTTAGTGAATAATCACAAATGGAATGCACATGATTACACTTATGAATTATCTGATGAAGAATTGATAAAAGAAACAACTTGCAACCCATCATGAAACATAAATTAACAATTAGAGGTAACCGCAAAGGTTATTTTGATGCAGGTTCATGTTCTTGTGGCAAATTTAATCAATACTTAACGAGAGTTACACGCCGTGGAGATATTGGTGACAATAGAGATTTTATCAAAAGAGAATTTGCAAAACATAAATTGGAATCAAATTCATGAACGCTATAACTTATGCCCAAAAAGGTTGGTTTGTTTTACCATTAAAACCACAATCTAAAGAGCCATGCAAGTTTTTACGCCACGGTTATCTTGATGCATCAACTGATTTAACTAAAATTAAAAAATGGTTTGCAGATGATGACATGAATATAGGTCTAGGCATTGTGCAATCTAATTTAGTTGTATTGGATTTTGATCGCCGCAACATTGTTGTAAAAAATAATTGGGAAAATTATCGCCGGTTATGCGTAGCATCTAATACACATACGGTTAAAACAGACAATGGTTATCACTTCTATTATCTAGCCGATAAAACCAAACATTTCAAAGGCAAGGTAATACCTGGGATAGATATTAAGCATAAAGGTTATGTTGTATTACCACCTTCTATGCATCCTAATGGCACAAGATATGAAGTGATCAATGATGTAGATCCGGTGGAATTACCGGCTGAATTAGAAAAGGCAATGAGTTGGAATTAGTAAAATACGATAAACAATCAGGTGCTTATGTAGATGAAGGCCGTAAGCATTTTGTAAAGGCTTCTCTAATCCGCCAACATGCTAAAAAGGCAATAGGTGCAAAACAGATTAGAGGAAGGCTATCGGCCAAAATGGTTGAAGCCTATTGGTTAGACAAGTTCAAGGAAGCGGTGAAATATGAACTATGAAATATATGGCTGGCTAATGGTAATTAGCCTGTTCACATTGGTAGCACTGTTAATCGGTGTTACATGGATTGTTGCCGTGGAAAACGGCTATGACAAAGGCTTCAAAAGCGGTTACAAACGCGGATCAGCCGACACAAAACAATCATCTGTGAAGGTGCAAAAGGTAACTTTTAGTAACCATCCTTCATTGCGTGAGAAGCAATTAACTGCCGATAATGATTATCTAATGGAGAAGGTTGTCAGCCTTTGGGATAGAGAAAACAGATGAATATGAATGATTATGTTGATGTGGCTGAGCGTATAGCCCAGTTAAAAGAGTTGTATCCGGAAGCATCATTGCAACCATACAATCCAAATAAACCTTATGACATTGTTACTGTTGAAGGTAAAACCTATGTGGTTTATACCGCCGCATGTTACCGCGATCCGCATGATGTGCGCCCTGGGGTAGCCGTTGCCTGGGAACAAATCCCAGGTAAAGGCATGACCGCCGGTAGTGAGTTAATGATTTGTGAAACTTCTGCCTGGGGTAGAGCGATAGTTGCCGCCATGAAAACATCTACAAAAAGAGTTGCATCTAAACAAGAAGTAATGGCGGCTAAAGCCAGGCAATCCTGGTCAATGACACCTACACCATCTTTGGACACTGATTTATTGTCTAGGCCAGTTGAATTAAAACCGGAAATGAAACAAATCTACGGTAATGCTGGTAGTAAGTCAGCGTTGATGGAAAGAATTATGCGCCATCAATTTGTAGAGGAAAAGAAGGAAGAAGTTGAAAATCCTGTACCAATGAGTTTAGACCAGGTAGTTGATGCCCTGGCTACTGATGTACCTGCCGTACAACATTGCGTACATGGCGAGATGCAACTCAAAACCGGAATTTCAAAGGGTCGTGGCACGCCGTATTATGGTTATACCTGTTCAAAGGGTTGTGATCCCAGGTGGGCAACTATGAGTAAAGAATCGGGCAAGTGGTACTACCCAGGTGCTAACAATGGGTGATATGGAGATGATTGACCCTATGGGGGTGAGGGCTAGATTTACTGATAAAGGTGTTGAAGTAGATATAGTTCCATTTAGTGAATGTTGCGAATTTTGCAATGATCCACGCATGATGAATGACAACGGTGTGCGTAAATGCGCTGGATGTGGGTGCATCAATCATATTGAGTACCGGGTTCATGAGTAAATTTGATTATCATCAGGCTATGCGTGATGGGCATGGCTACAACCTATACATAGCCGATTTGTTGGCTAACTTTGGCGTACCCAGGGTTGATGTACCGGCATTTAGCATTGCTACTACTCATGATGAAATTAAAGAGAAAACAAAGAATGAGAAGGATGTAATTGTTGATGACCTGGTACTGGAAGTAAAAAGTAGTAGTCGTGCTTTTAATGATATTGATGATTTTCCGCATAATCCGCTAATTGTGGACACGGTATATGGCTTTGATAGCAAAATAATCAAGCCTTTTGCCTATTTAATTATTAGTCAAATTACGCACAATATCTTTGTAATACCAGTTGCAACTAAGTATGATTGGACAATTCAGACATATTACGACAAGTATAGAGATATAGAAGACCAGTTTTACATGGTCAGTAAAAGACATTGCAGACCATTCATAGAGTTAGTGGACATCCTGTTAGAGAGAGCCAATGAGCGAACCAATCAGATGCAATAAATGCGGTAATTGGATTATTAGTGATCAATCCTGTTACATCTGTTACATATTACTTAGAAGTCAAAAAAAGTTAAGTTAGTGTGAACTAAATCACATCTCATATAGTGAGATGATGTTAGGAGTTACGCAATGATGACTTGCTTCAATAGTGTAGGCTCTAGCCTTAGCATTTGGCGTAAAGGCCAAAAATGCAAGCCCCGAAGGGGATGGCTTGCAAGGTGCTGGCTATTTGGGATAACTCTATGTCTAATGACATTTTTGCCCATTACAAAAGCACAATCTCATCATAATTCTGTGTTGAATTTGAAATTATATGCTTACAATAAATTTAAGACTTGGGATCAATTTAGTTGTTACAACTACTTGATATTTAGGGAAAGCCGTTGGGATTACAAAGCCCGTAACGGAAGTCATTATGGTTTGGGTCAAATGCGTAATCCTTTGGTGCTTAAATTAACGCCCAGGCAACAGATTGTGATGCACATGAAATATGTGGGTCACCGTTACGGTTATGTAAATGATGAACCAAATGCTTGCCGTGCCGCTGAGCATTTAGATGCTAAGGGTTGGCATTGATTCTGTGTCAGCATGTGTATAAAAACCTGGGTACATCATTGTGTCCCTACTGTGGATTGCCTACCAATGAAGTAGATTGGGTGCATCAAAACAAATTGAAGGCGCAATGGCATCTTGATAATCCGGATGCTAAATATGAAGGGTGGATGTCAATTTGAAGGATACAGAAAAGATAACCATAGGTATTACATCACCTGGTTATGTGGTTACAGATTTTATGACAAGTATTTTAGATGTGGCAAGATCACAAAAACAGTTAGGTCAATTCATCAGCCTTCAGGGATCAGGTGTTATTAGTAGGTTGCGTAATCAGGTAGTTGCAACATTCCTAAGTAAAACAACAGATGATTGGTTATTACAAATAGATACCGATCAAAGATTTACTGTTGATCATTTTAAGAAATTGGTTAGTGCCGCTGATAAAGATAAGCGGCCTATTGTGTCGGGTGTAGTGCATGGGGGATGGGATGTTGGAGAACTTTACCTAGAACCCGTGCCCTGCATCTTCAAGTTAGGCAGTGATAATGGAT